GCCATCGAGGCGGCGTGCGCGCTCGCGGGCAAGCCCTTGTATGCCTACGTCGACGGGCAAGCGTGCTCGGCGGCGTACGCGCTCGCGTGTGTCGCCGAGCGCATCTACATCGGCACGACCTCGTTCGCTGGGTCGATCGGCGTTGCGTACTGCCGCGAAGACGTCTCGGCGCGGCTCGCCAATGCCGGCGTGCGGGTCGCGGTCATCGCGTCGGGCGCGCGCAAGGCCGATGGCAACCCGAGTCAGCCGATCACGGATGACGAGCTGCGCGCACAGCAAGAGTTGGTCGACGCCATGGCGGGCGCGCTCTTCGAGCACGTCGCGGCGCACCGCGGGTTAGCAGTCGAAGCGGTCGCCGGCTTCGACGCAAAAGTGTTTGCGGGCAAATCGGCGATAGTCGCCGGGCTCGCCGATGAGCAAGCGCCGTTGAGCGCGTTGCTCGTAGACATACAGAACGGAGCTATCAGCATGACCGCCATGGAAAAGGCGCGGGCGGCGCTCGAAGAGGCATCGAAGTCAGACGATGCCGCGGTCGCCAAGCAAGCCCGCGCCGCACTTAGCGCAATGGACGAAAAAGACGAACTCGCCGCCGAAGGCGACAAGCCGCCCGCCGATGAGCCCGACGGCGATGAGCCCAAGGATAAGCCCGCCGCTGAACACGACGAGCCCGACGGCGACGAAGAAAAGCCCAAGGACAAAGCCGCTGCGCGCGGCGTCAACGCGGCGGCATTCAAAGCTGTGACACAAGCGCTTGCCCAATCGGAAGCAAAAGTGCGCAAGCTCGAAGCGGAGCAGGCGACACGCGAGCGTACCGAGCTCATCGCCTCGAGACCCGACTTGCCCGCCGAGCTCGTCGCGACCTTCGAGCGGCTCGAACTCGCCGAGATCAAGGCGATTTGCAAAGCGGTACCCAAGGCGGCGTTGCCGCTCAAATCTGCGGTCACGACGTTGCCCGTGCCGCAAGGCAAGCGGGTCGACGGTTTGCCCGGCGTCGGGCCAACCGAGCGCCGACTGCCGCCCGAACTGCAAGCCAGACTCGACGCGCGCATGGGTCTCGCGCCCGCGAAAGCGCTCATCAACAAGCGCATCGGCAACACGACCTTCGTGGGTGTGCCCGAAGACTATCAACTGCCGTCGACGGTCGACGGGGCAAAGGGTTAGGTCATGGCTCGATTTATCAACAACGTCGCGATCAATAAGTACTCATTCGCGCTGAAATCGGGCGACGTCGCCGTGCAAGGTAACGTCGCATTCGGCGACCCGGCGACGGGTAAAGTCACGATCACGCCGTCGCTCACAACGATCGCGGTCGGGCACTTCGCCGAGGGATTCACCGGTGACGGCACGAAGAAAATCAGCGTGCGCTTCTTCGATGAAGTGCAAGCGTACTGGTTCACCAACGACGGAGCGGGCGCAGTCTCGCTCGCATTCACAACGGCGAACTATCTCAACGGATTCACAGTGACGACCGCGGCGGGTCAGGCCGCGGGCTACGTGGTCGAAGCCAACACAGCGCAAGTGCTCATCGTGCCGCGCGTCATCGCCGCACCCGTCGCCGCCGACGCCCCGGCGCCGTGACCTCACATCAGATCAAAGGAACATAGGTAAATCACATGATTATCGATCCTACATTCCTCGGCTCACTCGAGTCGAACATGCGCGTGCTCTTCGACCAGAAATACAAAGCGCTCAATGAAGACGCTTGGTGGCAGGTCTGCACGTATCAGAGCGTGAGCCGCTCGCTCAAAGAGATCGTGTATTTCTCACTCGAGTCGGCGAAGCTGCACCGCGGGTACAAGGGCGGTTTCAAAGACTTCGACGAAATCCGCTACCTCAACACCGCGGTCGAAAACGAGTACACGCAATCGGGCTTGGAACTCACCGAAGCCGAACTGTCGGACCTCGACGGCAACGGCGTGCAGTCGGCGACCAAGTGGATCGGCGAAATCGGGCAGTTGACGGCGCATCACCCGCAACAGATGTTGTCCGACGCGATTCTGTCGAACCCGCTCACGTATGACAACCTGACGTACTTCAACGCGGCTCACTACACCAACGGCGTCGACGTCAACGACGGCGTGTATGCAAACGACTTCTTCGGCGCGTCGCCATCGGGCGCCAATCCCGGGAAGTTGCCGATTGACGTCTCGGTGACACTCGATGTCGCCGCGACCAACCTGACAAAAGCAATCGCTACCATCAAACAGTTGAAGACGCCAACGGGCTACCCGCGCAAGCTGCGCGTGAAGGCATTGATCGTGCCGCCCGCGCTGTACGGTCGCGCCGTGCAACTCGTCATGGGTGCGTTCTTGCCGGGCGCAGCGGTGAGCGGCGGCGGTACCGCCGACAACAAGCCGCTCGCGGCATCGTGGGGGATCGGGCAACCGATCGCCGCCGACGAGTTGAGCGCGTCGTTTACGGGCGGGTCGAACACGACGTATTACCTCGCAACCGAGTTCGTCGGCGAAGAAGCCGGCTTCATCTACTCGAACCGTCAACCGTTTGCCGTTCGGTACAACTCGGGCATGACCGATTCCGAACTCGAACGGGCGGATAAACTCCAATGGACGTGCAAAGGCCGTAACGGGCTCTTGCCGCTCCATCCGTACGGCTTGTTTCGAGTGCAAGCGACCTGACACGCACACACGGCACACGACGCGCGCGGTGACTCGATGGCCTACCTAACGCAAGCACAGTTTCAACTGTATACGCTGGTACCAGCAGAGTTCGTCGCGCGCATCGACACGCAATACCCGGGCTTCATCGAAGCACAACTCGAGTTAGGCTCGGCATTCATCGACGCGCGATTGCGCAAGCGGTACGACGCACCGTTCAAGGCGCCTTACGCGCTCGTGTTGCAGGGTTGGCTTGCGCGGCTCGTCACGATGAGTGTGTGGCTGCGCCGCGGGTTTTCGCCGACCGACGAAGACGCCAAGACCTATCAAGAGCAGTACACGCAAACGCTGGACGAGCTCAAAGAAGCCGCCGACAGTGAAAATGGTTATCTCGACTTGCCGCTGCGCGCAGACACACGCCAAACGGGCATCATCAACGCGGCGCCGCACGTGTACAGCGAAGCCGGCCCATACGTGTGGATGACGTTGCAGCGCAAGCGCGGGCGCGAAGAAGACTCAAACGGTGGGGGCACGTTTTCATGACGACCGCCGTCACCCGACTCGAAGAGCTCATTGGCAAGGTCAAGGACCTCGAGACGCTCGCGCTACGGGCGGCGCCACAAGTCGCCAAGGTCGTCGAAGCGCACTTGCGTAAGACCATCGCCGCGGGCACCGACCCGTACGGCACGACATGGGCACCGCGTAAGCACGACGGCGCACGCCCGCTCGTGAACGCGGATCAAACGCTCACCGTGACGGCGATCGGCCAACACGTCATCACTGAAATCCACGGCATTGACGCGCGGCATCATCACGGCTTCGTCAAAGGCAAAACGAAGCGCCCGGTGATTTTCACCAAGCCACAACTGCCGCCCGAGCTCGTCGTTGAGATCCGCAGAGTGCTCGAAGCCGAGTACCAGCGCACGGTCGAGGCGACGCCATGACCGAAATCTTGGCGCTCGAAAATCTGTACAACGGCGTGCGCGCGTACTTCGATGCGCAGGGTTGGGAGTGCTACCAGCCATTCGGTTGGCGCGAGCCCGCGCAGCAACAGACGACGCGCAACCGCATTGCGTGGGTGCCCGGCGACCGAAGCGGCTTCATCGGCAACATGATTGGCCCGAGCCAACCGGGCGGTGTGCCGCGCTACCTCGCGGTCATCAAAGAGACGTTTTACGTGCTGATTTCGACGTGGGCCGATGACGTCGAGCCCGAGACCGAGCTGTTGCAATGGCGCTCGACGCGCATGCTCTTTGACCGTTGGTACACGGCAGCAACGTACGTCGCGCACGGGACCTTCGAGCTCGTACGGCCCGAGTGGATACAGCTGCATAAAGAGCGCCGCTCGGGCACGGCGTTAGTTGTGACGATGACGATTCAGTCGCCGATCGCCGACCAATCGAACGATGCCGTGACGGCGCCATCGCCGGTGCGTGGCGTGATTGACGTGACCGAGCTCGACGTGACCGAGCAAGTCATTGTCGGCGAGGCACCGATTCAGGTCGCCGCTTGCTCGACTGGCCCGCTCGTGCTTGCCGATGAGCAAACGGTCGACGACGTGCTTTGCCTCGATGGCGCGAGCGTGCTCGTCAACAATCAAGCCGACTCGCGCGACAATGGGCTGTACACGGTCGTGCTCGGCGCCGCTTGGGTGCGTACCGCCGACGTGCTCGTGCAAGGCTTTTTTGTGCAGGTGTTGCCGGGCGGCGCGGTCAACGGTGACACGGGCTACCAGCTGATTACCTCCAACCCTGTGGTCGTCGGCGTGTCGCCGATCGTCTTTGAACTAGTTGGCCCGATAAGGACACAATCACCATGACTCAACCCGCGGTTACGATTACCGAGCTCGACGGCGCGTTGGGCAATCTCGCGACGGGCGGATTGCTGGCGTTGATCGGCGTAAGCTCGGATGGCCCGCTCAACATGCCGGCGACGTTCGCACGCATCGCCGACGTGCAAACCAACTTCGGCGCTGGCCCGCTGGTCGAAGCCGCGGCCCGGGCGATCGACATCTACGGGCAACCCGTGTGCGTCGTGCGAGCCGACACGGGCACGCCCGCGACGTACAGCGCCGTCGACGTGACGGGCGTCACGGGCACATCGGTTGTGACCGTCGACGCAAGCGTCTTGCCGTATGACTCTTACGAGGTCGTCGTGACAATCGTCACGGGCGGCACGATCGCAGCAGCAGGCATTCAACTGACATACAGCCTCGATGGCGGCATTACGACGAGCCAACCGCAAGCGCTCGGCACCGCCGCTTTCTTTCTCATCACCGACGCCAACATCAAGGTCATGTTTGCCGCGGGCACGTTGGTTGCCGGGGACACGGTCAAGTTTTCGAGCTTCGCCGGCAAGCCGGACACGACGACGTACGGCGCGGCGATCGACGCGCTCGGGCAATCGCAGGTCAGTTGGCGCGTGTGCTCGATACTCGGCGCGGTGACGCCCGCGGCGGCGGCAACGATCGACCAGAAGTTTGTAGGGCTACAAGCCAAGCACAAGCCGCGGTATTTCTGCGCCAACACGGCCTTGCCCGATTTCATCGCGGGCCAATCCGAAGCGGCGTATTTGTCGAGCTTGGCAACGGCGTTTGCCGGTTACGCGACCACGTTTGGCACGATTTGCGCGGGCGCCGTGCAGTTGCCGAGCTCGGTCTCGGGCAATCAGTACAAGTCACCGGTGAACTACGCCGCCGCGCCGCTTATCGCGAGCGTCGATGAAGACGTCGACGTCGCCGACATCAACATCGGCAAAATCCCGGGCGCGCAGCTGTCAGACAACAACGGCAACCCGATTCCAGGCTGTCACGACGAGTCACTTTACCCGGGGCTCGACGACGCACGGTTTCTGACACTGCGCACCTGGGTCGGCGTCCAAGGCGTGTACGTCAACCGACCGCGGGTCATGTCGGCGACGGGCTCAGACTTCTATCTTGTGCCGCACCGGTTGATCATGAACATCGCCGAAGACGCGCTGTATCAGTACTTGATTCGGCGGCTCAACCAAGGCGTACAGGTCAACAAAAAGACGGGCTACATCTTGGAGTCGGTCGCACTCGAGATCGAGGCGGGCGCGACCGCGGCGATGGTCGCCGTGTTGCTCGCCAAGCCGAAGGCGAGCGATTGCAGCTTCAAGTTGAGCCGCTTCGACAACGTGCTCGCGACCAAGACCTTGACCGGCGAGGCACGTGTGCTGCCGTTCGGTTATGTCGAGTACATAGAAACCACGATCGGGTATGTAAACCCAGCAATGCGCGTGCTCGCCGCCGCGTAAGGACAACACACGCCATGGCCGACCAAGTCACAATCAACGGGTCTCAGATGTCGTGGGCGTCGCTGCAAGTGCGCGTCAACGGCATGTTGCTGTCGGGCTTTACCGCGCTGTCATACGACGACAAGCGCGAGCAAGCGTTGCTATGGGGTGCGGGTCACGCGCAGATACCGCGCGGCAAGACCTCGGGTCAGTACACGCCCGGCGTTTGCAAGATCACGGGTTACGTGTCGACCACTCAAGAGCTGCGCGCGATGCTTGCGGCGCTGTCACCGTCGGGCACGAGCTACGGCGGTGTCGAGTTTCAAGTGGTGGCGCAGTTCATCGAACTCGGGTCGGAAGAAGCGCAAACGGTCGTATGTGGTCGATGCACGTGGACAAGTAACTCCGCGAGTTTCCAGCTCGGCACCGACGGGCTCGCCGAAGACGTCGAGTTTCTGCCGATGTGGATCACCCGCAACGGTCTTTCGTTGTACGAGCCCTTGGCACTGTGAGGACCATGTCAGAAGACGCAAAAAAGAAGCTCGCCGATATCCGCGCCAAACGCGAGGCGATGGCACGTGCGCGCGAGTTGCGAGCCGAGCAATCCGCCGACGAGCAGGAACTTGAGACCGAGTCGCGTGCGCTGGCCGATGACGAAGCCATCGAGCGGCTCGAAGGCGAGCACGGCCCGGTCGGCAAAAAGCTCACGGTTGTACGCACGCGGCTCGGCGCGGTCATTTTCAAAAAGCCGACCAACGCGGCTTGGCGTAAGCACTTGGACGAGCAGCTCAAGCTCGGGCACGCCGACACGACGGCGACCGAGAAGCTCGTACGGCAGTGCCGTGTGTATCCCGACGTCGCCGCGTTCGAAGAGATACTCGATGAGTATCCCGGTTCCGCTCAACCGTTTTACGGTGCCGTGGCGCTACTCGCGAAAGGAGGCGCCGACGAAACCAGCTCAAAATAGCCGAGCGGTTCAAGGCCGCGCATCGCAACTCAGCTATCGCTGCCGAGTCGGTGTTGACGCTTTTCGGCGGCGATCGACGGCTCGAAGCTGGCGACGACGACGCGGCCGAGATCAATCTTTATGTCGGCGCACTGCTCATCGTTGAGCTAGCGGCCAACAT